CAGCAGGGCGCAGCCAAACAATGAAATCAAAACACCTTCTACAAGAAGACGGTTACTCTCATGCAGTAGACCTAGTAGCCTATGACGGCGCGGAAGTTGTCTGGGAGCTAAATGTTTACGATGACCTCTGTGACGCAATGAAAGAAGCCGCTACAGAAGTTGGCGTTGCTATCAAGTGGGGCGCGGCATGGTCTGAAGGCGATATTAGAACGTATGAAGGTACTTCTGAAGATGCAATGAATAACTACATTGACCTCAGACGCTCAGAAAAAAGACGCCCATTTATAGATGGGCCACACTTTGAGCGTATGTGATTAATACCTGACGTTTAAGAATAAGAGACAGACAAACTCTCAAGTTTTCTGACAGTCTCTTTGGGGAGGGGTTTAGATATCCCTCCCTAAATAAATACCTGACGTTTAAGAATAATCGCCAGAGTTATTAATATGTTTTAAGTATACACAGTAGTATATGCTTTAATTATAATAATAATTATAGGAGTCGTAATGGCTAAAGGTAAAGATTCACGATTAACTCGTGCTGGTGTATCTGGTTATAATAAGCCTAAACGTACTCCAAGTCATTCTACTAAGTCACACGTAGTTGTGGCTAAAACAGGTGACACAGTAAAAACAATTAGATTCGGGTCTCAGGGGGCTAAAGGCTCTCCTAAGAAAGAAAATGAATCTGAAGCTTATCGTAAAAGACGTTTGGCTTGGAAGGCTCGCCATCAAAGCAATATTGACAAGGGCAAAATGAGCGCCGCTTATTGGGCGAATAAAGTCAAATGGTAAAGGAAACATAAATGGCTCAACTTACAAAACCAACCAAGACCATTAAAAAGTCGGTTGCTGATCCTAGCGACAGCTATCACTCTTTAAAACCCCTCTGGAAAAAATCTAGAGCTGTTTTGCAGGGAGAAGAAAACGTTAAGGCACATGATGAGTACCTTGAAAAAGACTACTCAAACTTACTTATTCCTTTTTCTCCTAGTATGAACCAAGCTCAGTATGACTTTTATAAGTCAGAAGCAGAACTTCCAGGCTTGACCGCACAGTATTGTAAAGTACTAATCAGCGCACTACTAAGGAAAGACTCACACCTTAAACTACCAGATAGCGTCCCTGCAGGGGCCTTTGAATGGCTAAAAAATAATTTTACCCTAGACGGAATGTCTCTGTTTAACTTTCTTGATAATGCCTTGTGGGAGGAGCTACAAACTTCTCGTGCTTGGGTTTACGTTGACTACCCTAACGTAGGTGAACAAGAATATGACATGATGCTTCCTGAAGAACGGGACATGATTAAACCCTATCCTGTTATTGTAGAAGCCGAAAACGTAATTAACGTACAAACAAACACCCACCCTGTTACGCGTCAAAAGACTCTCAGTCGTATGGTAACTCGCTATCTTAGCAAGCAGTATGACCCAGAGAACCCTTGGCACGCAAACTACGTAGACACAGTTTGTGATCACTACCTAGACGAAGGTGGAAAACTTGTGCTTGACTACTACGAGCATAAAGATGCAAACAACGAGCTAAAAGTCCTTAACGGGGATGTTCGTCAGGAGTATGAAGACTTTCAAACAGGTTCTAAATTTAAAAAGATCAACACAGTCTTGCCCACTGCCTTTGGTGAGCGCCTAGGTAGAATTCCTGCTTGGCCACTGAACGGTCAGATAGAACCAGTTGAACCTGTCCTTATGCCTCTCATTGACCGTGAAATTTCTTTGTACAACAAAGTATCTCGCCGAAACCACCTATTATACGGTGCGGCAACCTACACACCTGTTGTCCAGTCTGACATGACTGACGAAGAGTTTGAAAACATAGTTAATGCAGGGCTTGGCTCTTGGCTAAGAGTTAGAAAAGACGAGAGTATCACTGTTCTAGAGACACCCACGAGTGCCTTAAATGACATGGACAGGGCTATCTCCTCTACTATAGACGAAATGGCCAAAATGGGAATAAGAATGTTATCCCCAGAGCAAGCCGCATCAGGCGTAGCTTTAGAAATTCGTAATGCCTCTCAGACAGCACAGCTAGGAACGCTCAATGCTAAGGTCTCAGGCACTATGCGGGAGGTAATTGCCTTCATGTTAAATTGGAAATACAACGCCGACTACACAGCAGACGAGATTGAATTTCAAATGTCTAGTGACTTCTCACCTATGGTTGGTGGAGAGGGCGCAATGAGACTCGTTTCTGAATGGTACCAGATGGGTATTATCGGGCGTTCTACCTTCCTTAACATTGCAAAGTATAACGACTTTTTACCTGCTGACTACGATGATGAAGCAGCTGTTGAAGAAATACAAACAGACCCATTAGCGTCTAACACTAACTTAGACACTGATATGGATATAGAAGAATAACATTTTACTACTCAAAGGGGTACTAAATGGATATCAATTCAAAGATCTTTGATAGGATCATAGATCACATGACCGATGTTCGTCTTTATGAAGAAGGCGTACAGTTACAGAATAAACGAATTATGCAAAGGCATAGGAAGCGTTTAAAAGATGTCCTTATAAAGAACATTCGTAACGATGTAAAACCAGAAGTAAGACGTTTCGGAAAAGAAATGTTAGGTCATCAAAAAGGCAGTATGCTGGAGTTCTCAACTTCTCAGTTAGACTTCCACTCTGACAACCTAAATAAAGAGCTTAAAGGTTTTTACAAGGTCAATAGGCCCCGATCAAAAGAGTTACTAGCAGAAATAACAGGTTCTAATATAAAAGGCGTAAAGTCTATCACAGAGAATGTTCGTAATATTTCTTCAGGTGAGCTTGTGCGGATACAAACAAAGGTAAAAAAGGGACTGGCCACAGGGCTAAGTCATGATGCTATTGTAAAAGACGTACTCAAGACAACAAAGCTAACCGAGAATCAAGCTAGGGCTTTAACTCGTACTTCTATTACCAGCACTCAGACTTTAGCGATAAGCAAGGTTGCTGGGGCTAACTCTCATGTTATAAAAGGTTTTGTTTTTACAGCAATCCTAGACAGTCGTACCAGCCCCATCTGCTCCTTCCATAACGGAAAGATCTATGATGTTGACGATAAAAGATTCAAACCCCCTTTACACTGGAATTGTCGAAGCACACTAGTGCCTATAATTCGTGCCAAGGACGAGCTGTTAGAGTCAGCATTATTAGCACAGGCAAGTGGAAGGCTTAGTAAGACAAACTTGTTAAAGAAAAAGCCAGAGTCTCTTACAGGAATTGCCCCCAAAGTAGAAAGCTTTGGTGCTTGGCTCAAGAGACAATCTTTTGACACCCAGACCAAAATACTAGGTACTATGGACAAGGCAAACCTTTTCAGGTTAGGAAAGCTGAAGTATGATCAGTTTGTAACCCCTAAGGGTAAAGGTCTTTCTATTCAGGCTTTGAGAAACAGAGCAGCTAACGCTACTTCTGTATTTGCCCCCAAGCAAAAACTAAGGGAAGTAGATATTGACATAGCGGCCTCAAGACCTAGCTCTCTTATTAAAAACCCTAAAAACAAAGACTCTGTACGTCAACTCTATGTCTTGGATTCAGATGACTTCTCTAAAACAATGTCTTTAACCGACTATAAAGGTACAAGCCTTGTCGGTAAGACTGCCTCTAGGCGGCGAGTCGGGAATGAGTTTGACGAAAGAAACTTTAGTGCAGACCCCTTGACAGGAGAAATTAAGAACAACAACGTTTACGATCCCGACTTTAACTTGTATCAAGAACGAATTGACTTTATGAGGAACTCTAAGCTACTGTCTACTGATGAAAAAGATTTCATAGAGTCAGTTGCAGGAAGCCTTGATGACAAAATCTCAGTTAACCAGCAAACGGTTGTTATAGAAAACTTGAGGGTTGTCTTAGAGCGTTACGCAAAGGACAAGACTCCTTGGAAAGACCTCTCTGCTGTACTACGCGCCGAGAACAGATTTTCTGTGCAAAACGTCTCTCGACTACTTGACACTAGGTCAAGAGAAAAATCAAAGATGTTTGTGAGTTATTTGTCTAAAGATACACCACAAGTTCAAATCATGGGTAAGTACTACGAGCTAGACAATGTTATAGAGAACCAGTTAAAGGATCAAAGATACATTGACAGTTGGCGCAGCAAAGAAGGCCAGCGCCTTGCTACCAAGGTTTACCTTTCTGGCAGAGCGCCAGCGCGTGTTTACTTTCGTAATCTCTTTAAAAAGTACCCAAGTAAAAAGAAAGTAGTTAAACGTTTGCAAGAAGATTTTCTCTTTGCAAAGCAATACAAGTCTTTTAAAGACAAATTTAAAAGAGAACCTTCCGACAGCTGGCTTAGCAATAAGTATGCCAAAGGCAGGGAAAGTATACGGAGAATACTAGATCTTGAGTTTATAAATCAAAAGAAAAGGCCTAGCTCTAAGCTCTTAGATGATACTTCAATTAACGTTATTACAAAGGCAGTCAAGCTTGTGTCCTCTGGACAGTCTACAGACTATGACAGTCTTGCAATTAACATAGGAAAAATGTTTTCAAAAGACTTCGAGAACATCATCCCCTTTACAAAACATACACTAAAAGACCATCACAAAGAAGGCTCTAGAATACTAGACTTGCTTGTTGATCAGAACCTTATACGGGTTCAGTTCAGAGGAAAGACTAGGCGCGGCGTTCTTGATCTTGACACAGGTCGCTCATCGGGCGGCTGGGCTGATACTATATCGCGGGAAGTTACTGTGATTGACAAGCGACTGTTAAGACTGCAAGAGGCAGAGCGCAGGGTAACGATAGCAAGACGGCTAGGCACTACCTCTAGTAGAGATCGGCTCTATGTTAAAGCCAACAAGAAAACTTTTGTTGACTCTCGTGGAAACGACACAGGTATACCAATTATTTCTCGTGATAAGTTTGCGGATTACGATCCAAAACAAATTGACAGAGAAATGGCACAGATGCTGAATCATGTAATGGACGTAGAGTATGGAGTTGATAAAGAGTTTTTTGGGTTCATGGACGATATCGTTAGATTTAGAGACCCAAGAGGTAACTCTAAGTACTATGACAGTATTAATGAATTTCGTCATGAGATTCTGAACCGTGGAGAACAGGGCTACGGCTTAATGTCTACAGCTAAATATCACGCACAACGAGGTAAAAACTTTAGAACACAGGCGTTTATCGACTCCCGTGGTCGTGTATATCATCGAGGCTATCTCACTCCTACAGGGGGAGAGCTTGTAAGGCCCTTCTTAAATTCAGGAAGAGCTATAAACATGTCTGACGGCGCTTTAGATGAGCTTAAAATACACCTAGGCGCAATGATAGGGCCTGGAACTGAAGCGCTAACTCAGAATGGAAGAAGAGCTATCTTCAAGAGAAATCGAGAGAGCCTTGTTGAGCTTGGTAACATGATGATGTCTACTACTCAAAGAGATAGACGAATGAGAGAGTTTCTTGAGCATCCCTTAGTAAGGACTCTGGAAGGCCCAGAAGTTCCTAAACTAGCACGGATGGCGTTAGAGTATACTCGTATTGAAAATCATCTTAACAAAGGAAAACCCTTAAACACCTTTAAGACAAAACTAATGATTGAAAATGACGCCTCCTCTAGCGGAGCGCAGATAATTGGTTTGTCTACAGGCGACAGGGCGGTGTCCCAGGCCTCTAACGTTCTAGCCACTAGTCAGAAGAATAGACTCTATGACTTGGTTGCTATGGATACTGTTAATGACCCTGACTTCCTTAAGATACCTGCCTTGCGAGACGCTAACTTAACGTGGGAAGACCTAGCCAAGGCGGCAAAGTCTCAGAACATGGTCTCTTTCTATGGTGCAGGTGACGCAACTAAGACCGCTAACGTTGCAAGCAAGCTATCAGCAGTGTTAGACAGTAAAGGTTTTGTTACCGTTACTAAGGGCAACCTAAGTGAAAACTTACGCATAGTAGATGGCAAAATAAAAATAGCAGAACGCTTAGATGCGTCTACTGTAGTTAGTGAGCTAACTTCTTTTAGGAAAGAACTTGTTGAACTAATAAACAATAATGAGCCTGTAGGAAGAACCCTTCTTAAACAGGCACAGGACATACACCCTGATGTGGGTGAGTTCGTAGAAAAATTGACTAACGCGAGACGAGGCATAATAGGCCCCAAGGAGTTCTCGGAAGTCTCTAGAATAATGTCTAATAACCTAGCACAACGCGCTCCAGTTACAGATAACTTTATCAATTACTGGAAAGACGTAGCAAAGGTTTTTGTTGAAGAAACAGAAAAGGTAGATATACCTTGGGTAACCTTTGACGGAAAAATTATGACACAAAGATACCGTCCAAAGATACAGGAAAGAATTGAGTTTCGAGACCCTGTAACAAACAGACGGATCGCTAACATCTATGAGTCCAGCGCAGAAGACGGAAAGCTTTTAGGAAAAGGCTCTCTTAACGATGCAAGGATAGGTCTAGGTGTTAACGGAAACCATAGCAACGATGCTGTTATCGTAAGGCGGTTCCACCTCTGGGGCCAGAATAACAACGTCCAAACTGCTACAATCCACGATGCTTTCTTTACCAACATAGGCGAAGCAAGACGTGCAAAAGACGCCTTAAGAACCATCTATGCAGATGCTCTTGAGGGAGATACGATTAGAAAAACTTTAAGAGAAATGCGCAGACAAGGCCTCTCTTACAAGTCGTATTTAAGGCTTCTAAAGAAAGCTAAAGAGCAGGGTCTCATTGACCCTCCTAATAAGATAACAAGACAAGACATACTAGCCCCTCTTAAACTTGGAGAAGACTGGTATGGCATTGGGCCATAGTTATTTGTAATAGCCTATGCCTAATTAAACAGGATTTGTAATCCAAAATTTTATATATAACTCAAGCTGTGCTTGGAAGGAAAGAGAATGAGTGAAGAAAATAAAGCAGTTGAAGAAGTAACTGATAATAAAGAGTCCAACGAGACTCAAGAACAAGAAACTGTTCAAGAGGAAACTGTCGTCAATGACGAGGTAGATCCGATTGAGCGTGAAGTCCAAGAGAGGCTTGCTAAAATGAAATCCAATATGGATCGCATGGCTAGTGAGCGAGATGAGGCGCTTAAGAAGGCGGTTGAGATTGAGCAGGCACAGAAGCAAGCACAGATCCAGCGGCTGGAAGAAGAAGGAAAGACACAGGAAGCTTTAGAAATGAAGCTTGCAGAGTCTCAGGCAAGGCTTAAGGTGTTCGAAGAAGAAAACATCAAGCTTAATCGAGACAGCGTAGTTAACTCTGCGTTGAGTGGTCTTGAATTCAGAAACGAGCGTAGTCGTCAAATGGCCTATCGTGACATTGTTGAGCAACTCGTTCAGAATGGAGATGGTCTTTGGGTTCATAAAACAGGAACTAACATCAACGAATATATTGACACTTATTCAAAGAATGAAGATAATTCATTTTTATTCCGTGTTAAAGCAAACACGGGTGCTGGAACTACAAATAATTCTGGTACTCCATCAATGGAACAAAAGAAATCTATTGGTGAAATGACAACAGAAGAAGTTCTCGCCTTGGCCAGCAAAGGCCAATTAGGCAATTACTCCTATTAATATAATAGTTACCATAAGGAAATAAATAAATGGCTATTACAAACACAGATTTTCAAAATGTGGCTCTCGCAATCTCTGCCTATTCAGATGAGGCCTACACAACTGAAAAGAAACTAAACTCAACAGGTATCGTGGGCCAACGCTCCGATATTAACGCTGATGGCGAATCTTTCGTTGGTCAGTTCCGTTACTACAAGCCACTATCCGCAAACGTTAATGTTGCGTCTTTGTCTTCTGCAACAGCAGGAACATACACCAACGTAACAACAGACATTGCTAACTACGTTAAGACTGTACGTACCTTCGGTGCGCAACAGGTTAACCTACAAGAGGTAATCTCAAAGCAAGACGGTCTAGCAAAAATTGCTCGTGACTTTGCAAAAGTACGTGGAAATGACGAGGGTGATGCACTCTTGGCTGTTCTTAAAGGTGTTGCACTTTCCGAAGTAACTCTTGGTGACAAGGGCGGTTCTGGAAACGGCGGCTTAATTTCTTACACTACAGATCCAGACGCAGCAGCTACAGGCTTCTTTGTAGACATCAACCAGCTGGGCGAATTTGGTGCTGCAGCTACTAACTTGGCTACTGAGCGTAAGTTGTTTGACTCCTCTGCACAGGGCGCAGCCCGTGGTGAGCGTCTGTTTAAAGCAGTCGGCATGGCTTACAAAGACATGGAGCCAGACTATATGTATCTTGCAACTTCTCCTGAAGTTATGGCTGAGATGCGTTCTGCTAACTTGGTTGATCAAACTAAAGTTACAGACGGCAACTTAGAGTTCGATACTGTATTTGGTGGCAAGTTCCGCTTAATTATGACTCGTGCTGCTCAGTTCTCAGCTGTACCAAGCAACGACTTGAACACACGTTCAGTTAAATGTTCTTTCGTACTAAAGCCAGAATCTGTATCGTTTGCAGGGATCACTACACCTACACCAGTAGAAGTTGATCGTGATGCTGCCTCCTACACAGGTGGTGGTTCTACAAACATTTGGTACCGTTATGGTTTCATCATGCACCCAATGGGCTACGACTGGGCTGGCGCAACTAACGCGTTTGCTACTAACGCAACCTACGGCGCAGCCGCTTCGTATACACGCAAAATGTCTGCGTTGAATCTTGGCATCCTGCCTATTTACCACGCATAATTCAGCTAGGAGGGATCAATGGCTTTAGTTCTTAATACTAATAGTTATGTAGAAATATCGGATGCTAGTACATACTTTGAAACTCGTATTGACGCTGCCAGCTGGGACACAGCTGCAACGGCAACGCGGGATGATGCACTAGTAACTGCTACACAGATTATTGATAACAATCCTTGGATTGGCTCTGCCGTTAGTCCTTCCCAAGCTCTTGCATGGCCTCGTAACAACGCTATTTATTATGATAACAGACTAGGGACTCAGATTACTTTTTTAAATACTGAGATTCCTAGTTTGGTAAAATTAGCTGTTTACGAACAGGCCCTACACCTACTAAATAATGAAGACTTGATTACACAGACAATACAGACATACGAGAGTATTAGTATTGGTAGTATTAGTCTGAGTGACTCTAATAACGATGTCACAAGGATTTCTATTACACCTAACTTCATTATGAAACCTATACGCCCTCTAATTAGAAGAGGTGCTACAGGAGTAGGCTCCAGTTGGTGGAGGAGCAATTAATGTCACTTTCTGCTAAAGTAACAGCAGCCGTAACTAAGGCTTTTACTGCTGCAGGAAACTTGGTCAAACAAGGCACACTATCTTCAAAGTCCGTTTCTGGATATAACTTCGCAACTAAGAGTACTGTAAGTACAACAAGTAGCGCAACTGTAGATGTACTTATACAGTCAACACAAAAGCCAGCAGGCGATGGTTTTACTGTGACTGCTATAATAAAATCTGGAGTTAATCTTTCAGTCTATGACACCTTAACTGTTGCTTCAACTATCTACAACATCACTGACTACAGTGACAATGGATTTACTATTGAAGCAATACTTGTGAAGGAGGCATAGTCATGTACGATGATCTCTTAGATGACATTGAAGCTGTTTTTGCAGCTTCGACTTGGACATCAAACAACATATCTATATACCCTGATAACTATCAAGGTTCTATAACAACAGGAACAGGCTTCTGTAGGCTAAACGTGCTACCGAGTTCTAGTGAGCATCTTGCTCATGGAGGCATTAAAAGTTTAAGTGGTTTAATTGCAGTTAAAATATTTGTGGCTGCTGGCGAGGGACAAGCTCGCGTCATGGCCATCTCAGATATTCTAGACATAAGTCTTGAAAATAAAAAACTAACCAACGGAACAGAGCTTGCTACATCTTATCTGAATGTGGAAGGGCTAGACCCGTCTAATCAGTCGCTTTATAGCGCAAGTTACATCATACCATTTACAATATACGGAGAATAACAAATGGCTCATATTTCAACTCTTGGTGCGGGTATTTTTACATACCTCGACATCTTCACTGGTACTATTCCTTCTGGAACAGATACCTCCGCAGAATGCGCAGCACTTTTTGTAGGCTCAACTCCAGGAACAGTAGACGCGACTCACGTCCGTTTGCCTTCTGTACGCGAATTCCCTTCAATCGGTACCCCTGCAAACATCGTGAACGTCCCTGTTTACGGTCAAAACACTTCTTCACAGGTACAAGGCCAGTCCGATGCACCTAGCTTAGAAGTCACTGTCAACTACGTAGCGGCTGACATGGCTGCTTTCCACACACTCGTTGGATCGCAGGGCATCTTCCGCTTCATGATGACATCAGCAGCATGTACACCAAATGGCGGCGCTGGCTCTACATTGGCCACGGCTAACACAGAATTCTACTTCAAAGGTAAGATCGAAGCAATTCTTGTTAACCCTGCTCTTACGGATGCAACCACTGCAACTGTTACCTTGTCGGCACAGTCTGACTTCTTTGGTCCAGCAACTATCGCTGCTTCCTAAGACAATTAGGGGGTCTTCCTACGGGGAGACCTCCATCTATTATAGAGAGATATGATGACAGATAAACCATTTAGTAAAAGCTTTGTAATGCGCACGACCTTTAGGCACATGCGCAGGAGCGTTGACATTAGTATTAGAAAGAGTTTTGAACGATTTTCAGACTTCGAAGAAGGTACTGTTCAGGGCAAAGACTGCCTAGAAACACTTTCAGTATTACACCAAGTAAGAAAGCTCCTTGATGATTTCCAGTTGAACAATCAAGAGCTATTCACAGAAAAAGATAAGTTAGGTTAAGGAATATATTATGAAACATTTAGTTGGAAAACAAATTTTAGAAAAGGTTCCCTTCATGGGGGACGAAGTAGAAATACGCAAACTCTCTGTTACAGAGGTTTTAAAGGTGCAAGACCTTGTTAAGAAGTCTTCTAAATCAAAATCAGAAGACGCTCAACTAGGACTGCTACGTGACGTAATTCGACTTTCGGTTGTCGGTGCCAGCGAACTATCCGATGCAGATTTTAATACATTTCCTATTGGGGAGTTAAACGAGGTGTCTAATCACATCCTCCGTTTTTCAGGCCTTGCAGGAGATGACACGGCGGGAAACTAACACCCCTAGAAGAATCAATCTACGAGCTAGCCTATAGCCTATCTATGCCTGTTTATCAGCTAAAGTCAGAGATGCCTTATGATGAGATGCTAACGTGGATAGAGTTTTTTAAGAGACGCCCTATAGGTTGGCGCGAAGACCAAAGGGCATACATGTTGCTACGAGCACAAGGTGTTAAGGAGTCTGCCGAGTCTATCTTTCCAACTCTGAGAATGATTTCGGAAGCTAACGAAAGAGACATAATTAACGATAGAGCAGTGCCTAAAGGGAAAGTGCTTGAGATGATGCTCAAGGCCAAGAACGGTGATTCTTCTAATTGGAAACCTAATTTTGGGGGAGAAAATGTCAGCAAAGATTAGCCTAGAACTAGTCAACTTTAAAAGAGAAATGAGGCGTGTTGAGCGAGAAGTTAAACGCTTAGCAAACTCAGAGCTAGAAGACAAAATTAAATACGCTACCAGAACCTTACGTGTTGTTACCCCTGTAGATACAGGAGAGGCTCGTGCAGGGTGGACTAGTAGCTACCGAAAAGATTTTGATGGTTTTGTAGACGGCAAAATAGTCAACAAAGTAGAACACATAGATATCCTCAACCGAGGACATAGTAAACAAGCGCCTAAGTACTTTATTGAGAGAGTGCTTATGACAATAGGAATACTAACCCCAAATTAAAATACATTGCCCTCTGATGGCCTCTTATTATTCAAGAGATCGTTAGGGGGCAATTTTATTAAGGAGGAACCATGAGTGGTGTAGAAATTAGAGTACGGTCTAATAGCCGTCAAGCAAGAGCAGACCTAGGCAAGTTAGAACGTTCAGTAGGAAATATTGAAAAGACAACAGCGGGTCTGACTAGTGCCTTTAGAAACCTAGCTATTGGTATAGGAAGTGCCTTTGCAATAGCAGGTGTCAGTCGTGGTATTAACAAAGCTACTGACTCCTTAACCAGTATGCAGAACAGAGTTGCTCTAGTCGTAGGGCGAGGAAAAGAATTAAACTCGGTCTTAGATGACCTATATAACATATCTCGTAGAACTGGCCAGCCAGTAGACCTAGCTGCCGAAACCTTTAACCGTTTTGGCCTTGCGCTATCAGAAGCAGGCAAAAGTTCCGAGGAAATACTTAAAGCAGTTGAGTCTGTAAACAAATCGATTGCCATCTCTGGCGGCGGCGTAGAGTCTGCTCGTGCAGCTTTAACACAGCTTGGACAGGGTTTAGCTTCTGGTACTTTGAGAGGCGAAGAGCTTAACTCAGTACTAGAACAAGCACCACGACTAGCACAGGCCATTGCTGACGCTATGGACAAACCTAGAGGTGCTTTGCGTAAGCTGGCTGAACAAGGAGAGCTAACAACAGAAGTTGTTTTTGATGCACTGCTTTCTCAGTCTGAAAAGCTAAGTGAAGAATTTGCAACAATCGAATTTACCTCTGCCGAAGCCCTAGGGACTCTCAGAGATCAGTTAGGTCGTGTTGTGGCCGAGGTTAGTAAGCAGCTAGGGATTACTACTAGCTTTACTGCAAGAATACAAAGACTCTCTGCGCTAATTGAGCAGAACAGGCACGCTATTGTTGGTTCAATAGTAGCACAGGGCCGAGCTATAAAAGAAACTTTTTCTGGTGTTATAGCAATACTCAGAGGCCTTGCTAAAATAATAACGGTTGTGTTTGGAAGAGCATTAGACGCTATACCGAACTTGACCACCCCCTTTAGAGACTTTGCTCAAGTACTGTATACGGATGTTGGCGGTGCCTTGCTCTACGCAGGTGCCTTCTTACGCCGCTTTGGTCTTGACCTTGGTGCCATTGCTAGGCGTGTCACAGACACTCAATTTGCAGGCGCAATTCGTCAGATATTCCAATCTAGATCTTTAAAAGATTTCGGAGATGCGTTGTTTGACGTAGGCACTGCCCTTGACAGGTATGGTAGGCGTTGGTACAACTTCGGCAACTTTGCTGATAAAGCAATTCGTAGTGTTAACGTTCTTCTTTTTGAGACAGGAATATTCTTAGGGTTTGTTGATCAAAGACTGTTTAGACTTCGTTACACTTCTTTTGAGAGATTTGGTAAAGCTGCAGCCGTACTAGGAACAGCCTTTAATGATATAAAGAAAAGCCTCTTAGCAACAAACGCTGTAGTAACGTTACAGATTGCTCTTATAAAAGTAACTCAACTTATGAGAAACTTTGGAAAAGCTATAGACAACGTAACAGGCGGCAGAATTAGTAAAACATTCAGTCTCCTTTCAGAAACCTTTCGAGAAGTAGCCTCTAGTGCTGGTATTTACCTTACTAAAGCAGTCTCGATTGTCAAGAAAGCAATGGAAGCCATAGAGTATGCCTTTTTCTGGGTATACGACAAAGTCATAGGAAACTCTTGGTGGACAGACACTATGGAAGGCACCTACGACTTAGCTCAAAAGTGGTTGCCAAAGACTACTGACTTTGTAAAAAACTTTGCAAAAGAGATTTCTGAGTCTTATAGATTCATAAAGGGTGTACTTTCAACTAATTTAAATGCAGATCAAAAGTTTAGAATAGTTATAGCAGGGTTTACAATTAGACACTCGGCTTCTCTTCAAGCAGCTAAAGACATTTCAAGAGACATTGCTACAACACTTTCTTCAAAGGTTAAATCAGCACTAGGCTCTCTCAGAGATGTCTCTCCTCAAATAGCAACCTATCTTTCTTTAGGTATTGCTGCAGCACTAACAAAGGCTTTTAGTCCTACGCTGTTTGCAAAGTCCTTTGCTAAGCTAGGCCCCTTGTTGTTCATTTCTATCTTCACTGCAGTTGTTACTGCCTTTGACGGTGCTGTGTTAAAGAGTGGGTTCTTCGAGTCCGTTTCTAGAGGACTAGGCAACGCGGTTGGTCAAGGCATAAACACCATTGTTACTAACATACCTAAAATACTCAAGCTAATGATTAGGCTTGCAAGCGAGTTTGGAAAAGGACTAGCAGAAACTATCGGCAACAGCCTTATAGGAATCCCTGCAAAAGTCCTTAGTTTCATTCCTGGAGGTGGCATACTGACTACCCTACTATACGGTGGTGTTGCTGCAGCAATCTTTTTCAAAGGCGTTAGGACTGCAATGGGGGGTTTAATTAAATCCCTAGTAGCCACAAGCGTAGGTTCAGGAATACTCAGGACAGGAGGTCTTTTAGACAATATCTTCTTAGGTAGCGACCCTGCTGTACAGAGAAAAAGGATAATTACCTCTAGTAAACAAACACTAGGTAAGGTGTCTAAGACTGCTGCAGAAGGCGCTAGAAGAGCTGGCAGAATACAACTTGCTAGTTTTGCAGGTTACATGGTAGGCGCTCAAGTACTTTTAGGAGACCTCATCGGCACCACTGGTGCTGCTGTTGTTGGTATAGGTGCAACCTTACTGCAATCCTTTGTACTAGGTGATCCTGCTAGAACCGCTATGGTTGTTAATGGGTTTAACTCTATACTAGGCAGTGCGCTCAAACGCGTAAAAGCCTTTACTGCTACTGTTGCTGGCTCTAACGTAATAGGAAACCTTATGGGTTCCTTTAGTGGAAGTGCAACAAGAGCCTTTACTTCTTTAAGTTCAGCTAACGTAAGCACTGCTGCAATGTTCACAGGAACATGGCGAAAAGCAACTGCTCGTGCTGGTAGCTTCTTTTCTAGGTTTAGTGGAGCCTCTATTAAGAAAATTAGTAAGATTGCAATAGCTGCTGTTGCTCTCTCTGCAGCCTTTGCTGGAATGGCCTCGGCCTCAACAGGAGAAGACGGCGCTGGCGCTGGTTTGTCTACTATACTTTCTGCTGCAGGGTTTGCCCTGCTAGCTTTTGGAGACACAATTCTAAGTTACTTGCTGCCTATTATTGGCAGACTTGGAAAGAGTATTGGGGGCCTTGGAAAGACTGCTGCTAAAAGCCTCGGTAGCCTTGTGGTTAAAACTTTTGGAAGAATGGCTGCAGGGGCTGGTGCAGTTGCCATAGGAATAACTTCTGTTGCTGCTGCTTTTGCTGCAACTGCTGCTGCCGTTACAATAGGCATTGCAGGAGGGTTAATCTACTCTGCATTCTTTGGAGAAGGAGACTCCTTCTTAGACCGAGTCAAAAATAACTTCGATGGCGTTTTAGCTTATTTTAATTTACTAGGATTAAGTGTAACAAAGGTAAGAAAAGACTCTTTAAAGACACTAAAATCAATAGAGAATATGAACACTAAGGACATTAAAATTGACCTGAGTGCTACTCTTAAAAACACAAACATATCAGACGCAAGTGACACCGAGCTAATTGCTATTGAACGTGCCGTTAATAAGCTCGAAAAGAGCAGACGAAGGGCCGATCAAGATGTATCTCGTTTTGGTTCAGTAACAGAGGAATCAAGAGCAGCCATTAAGCTAGCAGTGAAAGGCGTTGAAACTGCTATAAGAGAAGGCAAGGGCGAGGGCAGTATTACAGGGATGGGCATTGATAACCTATCTCCTTTAATCAAAGCTCTAGCTAAAGCAAGTGGTGACAGATCTGGATTGTTTGCCAGAATGAGCCAAAGCATTGGCATCGGAGAGCAAAACGATGTTGATAAACTTTTAACAGACATAAAGAACGGTGTGTTTGACCTAGCTAAAACAGGCAACGTAGATGTAGCCAAAGCCTTTGGCACTAGAGCCTTAATGGCTTTAGGAGAAGACTTAGATGATCTTAACAACGGCTTTGGAGACACTTTAAAGTCTATATTAAACCAACTATCTGGAACAGGTAGCCTTAGTTCTGAACAAACAGACCAACTGGCTAGACTTAACCTAGATAGTATCTTTGGTAATCTAATAGCAAAAAGCCTTGTAAGAGGAAATATTGTTGCAACAGAAAACTTCACGGGTGGTTTACAAAAAGCTACAGACGAGGCTATTCAAAAGACTGCATCAATGTTGTTCTCTCAACGCAGAGATAGTATGATCAAGATCATCGAAGACTCTCTTGGTCGGGACTTAGAAGAATCTGAAAAGCAAAGGATTACTAACAGAGAGATACTAGACTTTGGTAGTCTCACTAGAGAAATAAAGAAGCTAAAAGAAAAGCTCAAGATAGACTTTGACAAGCCAGAAGAAGCTATGGCCTTGCTTCAGGCAGCACAGGGAGACGATACTCTAAAACTAGCAGCAGACAGACTTGTTGCTCTTAAACTGCAATTAGCTGCTTTTGCAACACAAAAGTTAAAGTTTAGTTTAGAACCTGGAACTATAAAAACAATAAATTCTCAGCTAGAAGAACTGGGTGTAATGCCTATTAGTTTTGAATTTGGTTCTATTACTAACACAGGTAGCAACGCAAGCGGTCTTCAAGATATAGAAATAAGAATGGCAAGAGTCGCTGACTTAGCTCTAAAAAGGGCGCATCACGTTAGTACTGCAAACAAAAAAGAAGACGGCTATAAAGGTACTTTAAACCAAATTGATCTTCAAATGCAAGATATTCTTAGAGACCTAGGGCTTCGTGTAGAACTAATTAATACAGCAAGAAAGAGCGAAGAACAATTCCTTACTCTTGTTGAGTCTGCAGCAGGCGGTCTCAAAGACAGGACTGTCAACTTTGATGATATATTAAAGATTGACAACTCTACTTTACAAAAGATTGCTAACCTACAAGAAATAGTTGAAACAACAACCCTTACCCTTAGACACTTAGGTGAAACAGGTTTTGCAACTGCTTTTGCAGGTCTTGATAAAGAAGAACTTTCTAAAACTCTTAAAGCAGCTAAGGCCGATCTTGAAAAGCTATTCTCAGGAGTAGGTAAGTTTACTGGAGAAACCTTGTTTGAAAAGTTTGTAGGAAAACTTTCTGATAGTAACTTTTCTTTTGACATGGAAAGTGCCTCTAGACTGTCTAAAAAGGCAGTAAACGCTTTGCTTGTGCCTTTGAAATTGGTTAAAACAGCTCAAGATGCAATTAAGAACTCTGCAGTTGATGATTCTGCCACTCGTAATAAGAGCTTAGGTATAATCAAGAAACAAAGAGAACAGATGCTTAAGACCTTTACAGCTGGAGACTTCCAAACAGGGTCTATTGGTCTTTCTTCTTTTGGTCTTAATCCTGATCAAGTAGGCTCTAGTAAAGAGACGCTTGGTATTGGTATGAAAATTGTTGCCTTGCAAGAGCAACTTGCTTTCTCAAGTTTTGGAGACTTTCAAAATCGAAAGAACATTACAAGGGAACTTCAATTCCAACAGAGCTTGCTTGACGGTTTAACTACACAAGCGATGGCAGCTACTGACTCTGTTAAGAGTGCCTTCTCCTCTAGCTTTAAAGCTCTAGTAAAAGGACAGTCAACGATAGCAGGCTTCTTTAATAGCCTGTTAGACTCTATAAGCAATACTATTATAGACACCGTTGTGGACTCGTTTACAACAGCTTTCTTCAGAGCAGCTCAGATAGAAAGTACGTTTGACAATCTGTTCGCAGGACTGTTTAGCCTAGGTAAAGGCGTAGGCCAGCAAGTTGGTGAAGACATGGGGACAAGTATTACAGGTGCGTTAAAGAAAAGCACCCAAGGTGAAAAGGGCGCTAGTTGGATGCAGAACCTTTTTGGTGGCGCGTCTGGCGGTATCTTTAGTAAACTTGGTGGCGCTGGCGGCGGCGGCGGTCTCGGTTCTTTATTGAACTTAGGGATGGGCTTGTTTGGTATGCCAGCCTTCTTTAACTCAGGAGGTATTGTACCCAGTACAGCTAACTCTCAAGCGGGTAAGGACAGTGTTCCTGCAATGTTAACTCCTGGAGAGCTTATCATTCCTGCTAATAAAGTAAGGGGAATGAATAAGAATACTGGTGCAGCTCAAGCTGTTGTTAACCTGTCAATAACAGGCGATATATCAAGGCAAACAAAACAAGAAATTATAAAGATGTTGCCAACTATTGCAAATGGGGTTAACGCTCAGAACAAAGAAGCAAACTACAGAGGCTAAATAAAAACACTACGGGAATCCCTTCGGGGGTTCCCTTTTTTACCTAAAAAGTCAACCAAAAAAAGTGAGAAAAACAACGCATCTATAATGAAGAAACTTTAAATAGTAAGGAGAACCCTATGGGTATCACTCTAGCAATTATTGCAGCAGCAGCTATCGGTTTAACTCTACGTCTAAGTTGGTCTAAAGTCGTTACAAAAGGAGAGCTTTACAGAGTTCCTCTTTTCTGGATTGTACTAATGTTTATCATTACACTAGCTACTAACCCTAAAGCAACAGCATTTCTTCTTGGCGTTTTTGCCATTGACATAATTGGTTCTTTCG